AGCTCATCCCCCGTCTTACTCCTCCACCTGGACTCGAACCAGGGACAGGGTGATTAACAGTCACCTGCTCTACCAACTGAGCTATAGAGGATTGAGAGGGGTCCGAAAACCCCGTATATTTAGAAAAACTTGGTGGTTGCAAGATTTCCTAGTGCTGGTTTCATCAAAGGATTTGAACTCCCAAGGAATTCATTCCAAGCACTACTATCAGATCCTTCAAATGGAATAGCAGTTTTCTGTGTTCCATTGAATTTCAATCGCTTGATACGACAGAAGTCATTATAAAGGAATACAAAACGAGCAATAGCAGGTTCATTACCCTTATAGACACCATTGCCCTGAACGATATCAGACTGCTGCAAGTTTTTTGCATCAGGATCAAATGCTTGAGCAGCAGGACCATACTCGGTAAAGAACCACCTCATCATCTGAGAGAATGAATCAATACCATTCTTCCTATCTACATCATCAATGTAAAAGTGGAAGGTCTTCAAGAACAAAGCACCTGCTACAGTAGCATTACCTTGAACATCTGTAGCACATTCCCACCTAGTAAATGCATTGAGATACTTGCTAGTGTATTCAGGACCAGCAAGTCTAAGTGCTGTACTCATATAAGAGTGAGATGGGCATGTAAACTTAGCGTCATCAAGAGTTCCAGCGATAGCAATGTTGAATGGTTTAAGATACTTGAACAAGTCTGTTGCCCATGTTTCATTAGCGTAATACGCTGATTTGAACTTGTCATCACCACTCTGATTGGTACGATAGTTGCAATCAGTATTGTGATCAAGAGACTCAATACGAATCATCTCAGCATAAGAGATGTTTTTCGGGTGAAGTTTCAAAGCAATAATGACCCTAGCATTAGGATCACGACCACATGCTCCACGCATAGATGCTCTGTTATTACCTTTCGTCAACACTACTTTCAAAGTAGGACGAAGATATCCAGATAAAGTATCTGCTGCATCATTTGAGTATCCACCACGACTCTCAATGTGCTTCTTTTGATTGCCGTATCTAAGTTCTAGAATACGGTTGTAGATAGGATCACTGTGAAGATCACCAACCTTTGCTTCGCAGATGTATGTGCCGCCATCAGGAATTTCACCCCGATCATATTGATCAATAATATCTTCCATAAAAGGTAACCCCTTAGGAGCACTATCAATCGTTCCATAACCAGCAAGATATTGCTTAGTTTTTTCGTCTACTTGTTTTTCATACTGGTCATAGACACGAACCAGTTCTTTAAATTGAATACTCATTTTAGCCTCCTATGTTTTTGCTAAATTCAATTTTGATAATTTCAACCGTTTTATATGTTGTGGTTGAATGGAGAATAGCGGACTTGAACCAGGGACAGGGTGATTAACAGTCACCTGCTCTACCAACTGATCTATAGAGGATTGAAGAGCGGGATATCGGAATCGAACCGATGACGAAAGGTTGGAAACCTTTAGTTTTGCCTCTAAACTAATCCCGCAGAAAGGCCCCGAAGGGCCAATGGGTCAGGAATAAACCCACTTACATACTTCACTGTAGTTCATCTCACCACCAAAGTACTCATCAAGTGAATCCTTAGCTGAACGTTCTGCCTTACTATCATTCTTAGAGAGAAGATAGTTGAGACAGGGTTCAGTGAGTTCTGCTTTCACATCATTCTTAGTGACCGTTGAACGGTTCTCAGAACTTGCTACATCAGCTTGTGCTCGAAGGAATGACGACCCAGCGTTAAGTGTTCCACTGACAGAGAGTGCCAAGGGAAGTGCCACAACTGCAACTGCTGCACTTCGTACAACACTGGGAACCACTTGGTTCAAATCAAGAGACATAATGTTTGTTTAACTATGAATAGTATAGAATAGATCCAAAGATTACGGAAGAACCGTGTGACACTTTGGAAACGGGTCAGACAGGACTCGAACCTGTGACCGACTGCTTAGAAGGCAGTTGCTCTATCCAGCTGAGCTACTGACCCTAAAGGTGGTTCCTATCGCCGCTAACCCTGAACCACCAAGGGGGTCACCGCAGTCGGTTGTCCGACTCCTTTATTATACACGATTGGTTGGTGATGTCAAGCCTGAACCAGTTTTGCGTGGTACTGGTGACTAAATGACTCTCTGTCACCTTTGATTCCCCAACCTAACCAATAGAAAGCGGGAGCCATATACTGATGAATAGCATAACCTTCGTTCTGGAACTCAGGAAGAACCTTCTGGAAATGAACCTCATTGATGAGGAACCTTGTTTGGCACTCAATAGTGCTGGGATTACAACCATACTTGCTGGCAAAGAATCCTAGGTTCTTATATCTACCAACTGTGGTCCATTGAATGAGTCCAAAACCACCACTATGACACTGGTTGTAATTGACTCTAGCACCACCCTCACAGATATTGGGATGGAAGTTAGATTCAGACTTGATATTGCCCATGATAGTGGAAAGGGCATTTCTATCAATGATCTTTGCTGTTACTTGTAGTTCTCTTAGAACGTGATTTTCGTTCTCATTACAAGAGGGACAAGTCCATTTAATTTTTGATTGTGTTTCTGGTGCTGGTACAACTTCAATAGAAGTTGCTGTATCCATATCCTCAGTCACATCAACATTTATTTCTGTTGTGGAGGCTTGTTGACATCCTACTAGCATCATTGCCAATAGAGGTGTTAATAGTTTCTTCATGTTCAAATCAAAGTTTGTATTATTGTATGGGTATTATCCATATCATTCAAGTCTCAAAGTAATCTTTACGATAATACCTGTTCATTATGTTGGAGTTGTAGTACAGAGGTGTGCCATCAGGCATGGCTTCAGTGAGCACATTGTTCTTAAACAAGGCCTCCGTCTCACCAAAGTTTGTCTTACCTTTAGTCTTGTGAAGAGATAATATCTCTCTACGGAACATGTGAGTTCCAAGGATCTTTATATCCTCTTTCAACTCATCACACGAACCATAGTAGTTTTTCCAGTCAGACTCTTTCTTTACTCTTCGTTTCTTCCCTGGAGGTTTTCTGTGGAACCAAAAAACCTTTCTCCCAATGTATCGTCGTTGGTTGGTGAGATTGGTAATGAGATAAACAAAACCATAATAGTCCAGAACATCGTCAGAACTAAAAGGTCTCTCCAGATAATACCACGGGTTTTCGTAGTCACACACATAATGAAATCAACTCCAAATATTTAGTGGTGCCAATCCCCCTCTCCATCCCACCTGTATCCACCTTGGTCTTTTCCTTCACCAGGATTAGAACCATAGTGGTCTCTAACGTTCTCTACCTGTTCTTCGAGAGGAAGACAATGAGGAGAAATGGGTTTCTCATACCACCAAACCATGTATCTGAGTAATGTCCGATGAGCCAAATCACGAAAAGGTGGCCTGAGTTTATCAGACCACCTCTTAAAAGTCAACAGGGGTGTGTTATGTGGATGCTTTAAGTCAATCTCACAATTCAAAGTTTGCGAAAGTGTCTTTTTGAACATCCTGTTTGATTCCTCCGACCACATAGGATTCTACCTCTGTTTCTTGGGGTGCCACTTGTAATCCCTTAGAACTGATCCAGTGTTGGGTCCAGGGAAGGGGATTGTTCTTGGCTGAGATGTCATAGACTGGCTTCAATCCTAACGCCTTAATACGACGATTGGCGATCCACTCAACATAACTTTGTAAAAGTGTCTCGTTAAGACCGATCATAGAACCGTCCTTGAAGAGGTATTGAGCCCAGGCTTTCTCTTCATTCACAGCTCTGTCAAACATAGTATACACCCATTCCTCTTCTTCCTTGGCGATCTGTTTCATCACAGGATCATCACCATTCTTCCACTTGTTCAGAATATTCTGAGTGATCGCGAGATGTTGGTTCTCGTCACGGGCGATAAGCGAAATGATCTTTGCCGACCCTTCCATGAGTTTGAGCTCACCGAAAGCAAAAGAACAAGCAAAAGAGACATAGAAACGAATGCCTTCCAGGATATTGACGTTTGCAACAGCCCTGTAAAGTTTTCTCTTAACCTCTTTGATCTCATAGGCGGATGATGGGGAATCTCTAAAGTCTGCGTTCCACATGTTACCAGAACCCCACACCTGAGCCGTGTTGATGAAGTCATCGTATGATTCAGTAACACTCTTGGCTCTGTCCAAAATCCTATCATCAGTTACGATTTTGTCAAGAACGTCAGCGGGGTTGGCATATACGTTTTTGATGATGTAGGTGTATGAACGTGAGTGAATCATCTCCATGAATCCCCACACTTCCATACATGCCTCTAGTTCAGGGAGGGAACAATACGGAATGAATGCCATACCGGGTCCACGACCTTGGATGGAATCCAACATGATCTGATACTTCAGGTTAGAAGTATAGATGTGTTTTTGTTCAGGGCGAAGTAACTGATAGTCACCCCTATCCTTCTGGAGAGACACCTCTTCAGGTCTCCAGAAGTATCCCAGTTGTTGTGTAGTCAGTTTCTCAAATACTGGATATTTGTAACTGTCATACCTCTGGACTCCCAGAGGCTTACCAAAGAACATTGGCTGTTTCTTGACATCATGTACTTCGGTGTTGAACACCGTCATACCCTTCACTTCATTCATTACATCTTTCCCATTGACTGGCGAAACCTTAAACTGCACAGGATTCACACTCTCCCTCCTCGGCTTGTGATAGTTCTTGTAATAGTTCGTCTAACTTCGATACGGGCTCTTCTTCTACTTCATCAGATTTGAGGTCGTGTGTGTTCTGATAGTAAGAAGTCTTCCAACCATACTTATATGTAGTCAAAAAGTCTTTTGCCATTTGTGACACAGGGACTTCATTGTCTGGATAGTTCTCTGGATTGTAACTCCAGTTACCACTGATGGCTTGATCAAAGAATTTCTGCATCACTGCAACTATTTTAATGTATCCACCGTTGTCTTTCATGTCCCAAAGTAACGTGTAGTTGTTCTTTAGGGTACCGTACTGGGGAACAATTTGTTTAAGAGGCCCCTTCTTCGATTTCTTAATGGACAGGTAGCCTCTAGGTGGCTCGATACCGTTCGTTGCATTTGACACAACGGAACTGCTCTCCGATGGCATCTGTGCGGACAAAGTTGAGTTCCTGAGTCCATATTCGAGGATAGTGTTTCTAAGACCGTTCCAATCATGCTTGAGCTCCATGGATGTGATTTCGTCCACATCCTTCTTGTATGTATCAATTGGCATTGTACCGGATGAATACTTGGTTCTTCCAAAATATTCACAATGACCTTTCTCCTTGGCCAACTCGTTAGAGGACTTCAGGAGGTAATACTGGAAGGACTCCGTGAGTTCATGAACTGCATCCCATGCCTCTTGTGAGTCATAGGCGTAACCAAGTTTAGCGAGATAGTGTGCCAGTCCGATATACCCAATACCCAGAGATCTTCTGGCCTTGGTTGCAATCTCTGCAGCGATGATAGGATAGTCCTGATAGTCAATCAACTCATCCAGACCCCTTACAGCCAGGTCACAGAGTTCTTCTAGGTCTTCTGTGTCCCTGATCTTACCGATGTTAATGGCTGACAGAATACACAGTGCAATCTCACCAACCTGGTCATCAATATGTTGAAGGGGATAGGTAGGGAGGGTAATCTCTTGACACAGGTTAGACATCTCTACCTTGTCTTTGAAAGAAGAGTGGCTGTTACAGTGGTCGATGTTCATCAGATACAGACGACCGGTCTCCGCTCTCTCCTTGAGAATATCTAGAATAAGTTCCTGAGCCTTGACAGTAATCTTCGGAACTGTGTCATCTTGTTCAAAGCCCACATACAGATCGTCAAATCGATCAGTACCAAAAGCATCATAGAGGCCTGGAACATCGTGAGGTGAGAAGAGTGTAATGTCTCCGTTCTGGATGAATCTCTCATAGAAGATCTTTGATAGTTGGATTGAGTAATCGAGTTTCCTTACTCGGTTGTCTTCTGTTCCTTTGTTGTTCTTGAGAACGATGATGTCTCTGATTTCTTGGTGCCAGATGGGGAAGTGCACTGTGGCGGATCCACCTCTAATCCCATTTTGTGTGCAGCATCGTACAGTTGATTCAAACTTTTTAAGGAAAGGAACAACGCCAGTGTGCTGTACTTCTCCGCCCCTGATCTTACTGTTGATCCCACGGACCCTGCCAGCGTTGATACCGATACCAGCCCTCTGTGCGACATAACGGCCAATGGCCATATCAGAACTAAAAATACTATCCAGGGTGTCATCAACATCAACCAGAACACAAGACGCAAACTGGCGTAGGGGAGTTCTGACACCCGCCATGATTGGTGTTGGGATGTTGATTTTGTGTTTGGAGATTGCATCGTAGTATCTCTTGACGTAATTCAGACGGGTTTCTTTTGGATACTCTCGGAATATAGTCAACGCAATCATCATGTACATGAACTGAGGAGTCTCGTATACCTTTGATGTGCTCCTGTCTTGCACTAGGTATTTATCCACAACCTGTCTCAACCCAGCGTAGGTGAACAGGAAATCACGATCATGATCAATGAAGCTTTCTACTTTCTCAATCTCCTCCTTGGAATACTTGGTGAAGATGTCCTTGTCGTAATGGTCTTTATATGCCAATTCGGTGATATGGTCAATGAGTGTAGGGAGTTCTCTTCTACCCCCGTACAGGGACTTTCTGAGGGAGAATAAGAGGAGTCTGGCTGCTACGAACTGATAGTTAGGATGATCCAGATCAATCAGGTCACTAGCACTCTTGATTAGAATTTCCTGGATCTCAGCAGTGGTGATACCATCATAGAATTGGATACCTGATGTCATCTCTACCTGACTGGCAGATACGTTCGCCAAACCTTCACAAGCCTCATCCACCATGAGGTGCATCTTATCCAGATCAAGAGCTTCGATTCTTCCATCTCTCTTTTGTACCTTAGTGCCGTTGCTCATACTTTTTTCCAGGTAGTAAATTTTAACTTTGCTTCTAAACCTTTGTAGGTATTCTTATCAATAATGTCCTGAACATTGTGTCCAGAGAGAACCATATCATTTATGTCCTTTTCTCTGACATTGGAGGGCCAGATAATGACCTTTCCTCCTTCATCGATGGTTCTTTCAATTCTTCTGGTGATGTGAGGATTACGAGGTTCGTTATCAAAAATCCAAACGGGATCGCCAATACCAAGTGAACCAACATCACAGTCAGCCCCACACATAGCAACTGAGTTGCGTACAAAAGTGGAGTCAAAGGGGCCTTCGGTGATGAAAACTTGGTTGTCTGTGTCAATTTTTTCAAGACCATAAATCTTAGGTTCGTCCTCATCCAACATAATGGTTAAGTATTTAACAGGATTGGAAGATAGAGCTCTGCCCTGAAGACCTATTAATTTCTCACCTCTGATAAGAGGTATCACAATACGTGGTTCACCATATTTTGTATTCTCAAATGACCCAGGTTTGACTGTATTTACAAACTCTTGGAAGTTCTCTGCGTAGTAGAACTTACCTTCCCAGATAGCTCTTGACTCCAGATAATGTTTGGATACAGGAACATCATAGGCTGATGGTAGATCGATCACAACCTTCTTCTTGAACTTTGGTTTACTACTTATACGAGTAAAAACATCTTCTGGTGTTTCTGTTACAAAGTTCTTACCACTATGTCCCTCTTTGAACTTCTCAAACGTGTATTGTTTGTAAGTTGTGGGGTCAAGTTCTTTGATAAAGTTTGCAAGTGAAATACTGATACCACAGTTGTGGCACTTGAAGTTGGTATTGTTCTTTACCTGGTATAGAAAACCCCTAGCTTTGTTCTTATTTTTCTGTGAGTCTCCACAGATAGGACACCTGAAGTTATAAAGCTTTGGTTTTACCCGTTTGAACTTAGAAAGTCTGGAGGAGATCAAATTGATGTATTTGACATCAATAAAATCCATATCACTCGGAATAACTACTCTCTATTCTACTTGGTGGTGTGTTGGGGTTCAAGTTAATCCACCCACTCTGAAGTACAACTGTCAGAGCAAGGACACATCCAATGCCTACCCACACCTTCTTCTCTAATTCCTGTAATCTTGACAACACACTGTGATGATCTGAGTCCATTTTATCACGGAGTTCGTCA